TCACCCGTCAAATTTGAGATTTTGAAAAATGTTTTTGACCTGATGGTCATTTTTTTCTTTTAAACTTTCTATCTGATGAGCGTAAACTTTGAGTGTGATGTTGAGATTTTCGTGCCCCAACAGCTTGGATACTGATATTAAATCAACGCCCTGCGCTATCAAATAAGAAGCGTAAGTATGCCTTAGCGAGTGATTGGTTAGATTTCTGCCAGTCACTCTTTTTATAACTTTGTTCGTTGCATTATTTGACGCTCCAAAGCATACACGACCGAGTTTATTATCCTGATAATAGTCGCTCTTAAAATTTCTTAGTATCTCAAGGCTATTTTTATCAATCGGTACCTTCCTGATGGACTGCTCGTTTTTGGTCGGACCGAAATTTTGAGAAATTGAATAATCAAAAGTCTTATTAATATCGATATAGCCATTCTCAAAATCAATGTCTTTCCAAGTCAACCCTTGAACCTCTGCAAATCGTAAACCGGTGACGGCTATGATATACGTTGTCAGGTATGATGGGTACTTGACTTTGCTTTTGGCAACCTTGATAAAGGCGAGGTATTCTGATTCTTCCATGAATTTCTCTGACTCTTCTTTAGCGGGTTTTTGCGATCTAACAATGGCCCCATCGGCAAAATTATCCCTAATAATGCCATCACGAATGGCCATTTTACAAGCACCCTTGATTTGATAATGAAATTTATCCAGAGTTTGTTGGGCTACTTTTGCGCCAAAGTCATTAAGGACTTGCTGATAAAAGGTGTGTGTGATACTCTTGAGCTTCCGAGTCCCAAAATAATGTTCGATGTGCTTAAAATTTTTGGTGTATGTCTGCCATGTCTTTGCGGTAATGTGAGGCCTTTTATATATGTCTGCCCAACGTCTGTTGTAGTCTAAAACAGTAATATCTAAAAGGTCTGCGGTCAGCGTATTTAAATCAATTTCTGCTTGCTGAGCAGCGACTTTTGCAAGTGTTTTTGTTTTAAATCCACGTTTTGATTTTTCTCTTTTTTTACCTTGACTGTCACGATAGGTGATGCGATACTCCCACCCAGAACCTAATTTTCGATAAAATGCCATTGTTTTCACCTCATTTTTCTGTTAAAATGGGTACAAGAAAACGACCTTTTTAATGGTTGTTTCTTATACGGTTTTGCCTCACGCTCTCCTCGCCAAATTTGAGCGTGGGGTTTTTTTTATTTAAAGAAATTATTAACACTTACATACTGAGCCTGCGTAAGCTTAGTTTTTAAGGTTTTAACTTCTCCGGTTTGTATATTTCTTAAGGCTACCGTTGCTTTTCCAGGTATTTCTTCAGAAGTGGTTGTGGCAGTAGTGTTAATGGTTCCTTTTTTCTTTCTAGCCCCACCAGCCATTCCGCCGATAATGGTTCCAACGCCTGGTGCCAAAACTTTACCTATTGCTGCCCCTCCTAGAACACTACTAGAACGCCCTTTTTGAGTAGTTTTCCCTTTTGTTACTGTTTTTTCAATAATTCGTGACCCATCAAATTGAAGGCTAACAAACTCATAAAGCTCAGGAGTTTCAGAATAAAAACCGATATAATATTTTCCATCTATGGTTTTTCGTATAGCCGTTTGTGCTCCTAGTTCTAAATTTAGGGCAGGGGGTAGGATTATTTTGCTCTCTTGTGAGGCTTTTTTTCTTAGTTCGTTAGCTTTAATTGCACCGTCTTTAGCTTTCCCTGCAGCTGTTATGGCAAATTCTTTTAACTTAGCTATATCCATGCTTGTCTCCTTAACTAATTAAAAACTCTAATTCTTCTTTGATCATCACTTCGTCAGCGATTGAGGTCAGTTCATACTTTTCCATGAATTGGATGTAGTTGAAATCCTCCATATTATCCCAATAGGATAGCTCTTCTTTTAAGAGATGGTGTATCATACATCTATCTGCTTGTAGCTCTGCTTTTTCTTTGTTTAGTTTGTAATAACTCGCAGTATGTTCTCTATGTCCTAGTTCATGATAGATGACTTTGTGTTTATATATACCGTCAAGATAGGTGTCAATCGCAATGACGTTGTGTTTTTTATTAAACATTCCAGGGGTGTTTGTACCCCTACCGTCAAAGTACACTAAATCGATTCCTTTTTCCTGACAGACTGTTTCTGGTGTCATCATAGAGCAGTCCTCTCTATTTTCTATTTTTGATGCGCGTTTCCAATATAGATGTGATAAGGTCTATATCCTCGTCGTTGAGTTCGTGACCGTCGAAGAAGAAAGTCTCTTCTGCATCTTTTTTTAGATCAATTGCGACCGAAGCGTGCCCATCTTGCGCAATCTTAGGATTATCAGTTCGACCTAATAGGTAATCGGTTGATACGTGAAAGTAGTCAGCGATTAGTTGTAGTCTTTCTGCTGAAGGCTTTTTATTTTTAATTGTATAGATTGAATTTCTACTCAATCCCAATTTTTCCTCAAGCAATCCCAAGGAAATACCTCTTGATTTTGCAAGTTCTTTAATTCTTTCGAATGTTGAAAACATTGATTTGTCAGCCTTTCTATGAGATGACAAAAAATATCTATAAAAAAGCATGTAAACTACTTGACTGATTACAAACTTTAGTCTAGAATATAATTTGTAAAGCGAATATAAAAGCGAAACAAAAAACGAAAATTAAAACTAAAAAAATATAACTTTGGCGAGTTTATAAGTAGTTTAATAATGTTTTTGTTGGTGTTTTTACTATACCTTGATTTTAGAATATAGTTTGTAAAATGTCAATACTAAAGTTGAAAAACTTCGCGATTATTTTCGCTTTACTTTTAATAAAAAAACTCCCGATTGGGAGTAGAAAGGAGAGAGTAGTATGGATGAAAAAAATCCACTCGAACAGTTTGAAGAGTTTTGCAAGAATAATTCATTTGAGTATGTTAAAGGCTGGGTTGATGGCATGCAATCAGTTTTAAATATTCTCTCAATGGAATTATCTAAAAAAAATGGATCTACTTCGGAGGTTGATTGAATACATCGTTTTCTTCTAAATATTTAGAGAGCGCTGGTGTCATTGCTGAGCCTAACATGGTCATTAGTCCTTGAGCAACAGTATTGTTTACTTCTGCTTCTGACTGCTTTTGAATATTTTCTAACTCTAAAGTGTGAGCTTCTTTCATTTTCTCAAGTTCTCGAAAATGATTTTTTTCCATAGCTTCAAAATCATGTTGATACTGTTTTTCAAGCCTTTCTAGGTCATTACTATGATTTTTTTCGATAGTAGTCATCTCATGATTGAACTTTTTTTCTAACGATTCAATATCAGATCTGTTCTTATATCTTGAAGCTAAGAAGCTAATAATAGCAGAAATTGCAGCTGGCAAAACAGCTGTTGCAATAGTTAACCAGAAATTAAATTTTTCCATAATAAACCTCAACATTTTTATTTATATTATATCAGAAAGGAGAGCAGATGAGTCAACAACACAAAAAATGGTCAGCTCTAGTTGAACAGCGATTAAAAGAAAAAGGTTGGACAAGAGTCGACTTGGCACTTGCGGCTGGTTTGCGGAGTTCAGGAACGATTACTGACTTACTTACTAAAGGAAAAGGAAGCGTTGACCTTAAGGTTAGGGTTTCAAAAATTCTTAGTATCCGTGAGCCGTGGGAGTTGTTCGAAAATGAATAGTACACAAAAAAGCCACTGCTGGAACAGTGACTTAGCTAAAACATATTAAAGGAATTTTATCATGGATAGCAGATTATTACAAATGCTAGATGAGTTTGAAGCGGGCCTTATTGATCGCAAAATCAAAGTCATGAAAATGATTAACAATGAGACGGAAATTTATCCGCTAGAACTCAATAAAAAGCAAGTCAGTAAGATGTTTGGGGTTGACCCTAAAACATTTGACGCAAGATTTAACAGCCACAAAGATTTCCCGCGTATTGAAACGGGGGGTCGGGAAAAATACCCACGAGATTTAGCCATCGAGTGGTATCACAGAAATTGGAGTATAACATGAACAAATTAGAACTATTTTTATTAGCAACAACCGTCATCTTAGCGGTCATTGCTAGGGTGCAACACGAAGTCATCAAAAAACACAATTCGCCAGAGAATAAACGCAGAATTTTTAGGGAAGTGGCTTTAGAAAACAGCAAGAAATGGAGTGCAGAACGTTATGTCTAAATGGGAATTACAAAAGCAACTGTTGGCTAATGCGACAGATTTTGAGAGTACAGTAGAAGCTCTGTTTGAGTTAAATGAATTGGGTGAAATCTCGGACGAGGAGCTCTTGTTAAATTTGAGAAGTAGCTACAGGAAATACTCAGAGGAAAAACTTTGTATTATTGACAAACTCATTAAGCTTGGAGGCGCAGAATGATGACAACTTTTGAAAAGATTATCAAGAACCTTAATCGGATTGAGAGGGAATTAGTTAAGCCCGAAGCTGAAAGACGAGATAGCTTACCTATCCTATCTGCTCAGTTGAGTGCTATCAAGCAAGATTTAAAATTGATGCTTTGGATTGAACTTCCGGCGTTAAATAACGTAGAAAAATATGAAGCTCTTTATCAAGGAAATGATTTTAAATTCAGTGAAACTTTCTTAGAGCGTCAAGCGACGAGAAAAGCCTTTTGGAGACGATTAGCTAAAGAAACTTTCAAAGAAGACCAGGATAAGAGGAACTTTGTTAAGTTGGCTGAGAAAGAATTTAAAGGTGCAACTTTGTCATGGCAAGAATTTTTGTGGGGTAAAAAGAAATGAACATATCACTAAAATTTATTGATGAAACCCTAGCTGGTTTAAATGATATTTTACGCCAGGGGGGGGCTCTCTTGTTCCCAAAGCCAAGCCCTGGCGGACGCAGTTTTTATATTAACAGCTTTAAAACAAGTAATTGAGGAGAGAAAATGAACTATTTAGAATATGCACTAGCTTATCTTGAACGTGAGCTAGAAATTATTGACGACGAAGTTATCGAAGTTGAGTTGCCGGGCGGAGATTGGGAGTTTGTGCCTAACCCCTACTACGAGGAAGGTTTACATGATAGCCCACACTATCGTAGTCAGGTTGCTAAAGACATTCTTGATATTAAAGGACTTTTGGGGAGGTGAGGCTATTGATTGCATCAAAAAAGACGGCTTAGGAAACCGTCAACAATTATACACAATTAAATTATAACACAGAAAGAGAGAAACACAATGATTGAAGTAACTTTTAAAGCAGAGAGCATGGCAGGTGTTTTCGATGCTATGCGTGAAGCTCTGGATATGCCGAAGACAGTAACCAAGGATGTTGTTGAAGAAAAACCAGCTCCTAAAAAGAAAGAAGAGTCTGTAACTTTGACATTAGCTGATATTAAGAAAATGGCTAAAGCCAAGGTTGAAGAAGGGAAGTCAAAGGACATCAAGGAAGTCTTGAAAGAGATGAACGTCGCAAAAGTTGGTGAACTTGAAGAATACCAGTTTGCTGAGTTTGTTGAGAAGTTGGAGGCCCTCTAATGCCAGTAGAAAATCACGCACTACTGTCTGCTTCTAGTGCTCACAGATGGCTTTATTGCCCTATGCTGCCGAGATTAGAAGCAGACTACCCTAGCCGCGATACCGTATACACTCAAGAGGGCACAAGCGCCCATGAGCTTTCTGAAATCAAACTGATGTACAAGTCTGGTAAAATCACCAAGCGTAAATTTAACACGTTAACCAAGGCTTTTAAGGAAAACTCAGACTTCTACAACGAAGAGATGGAAGAGATGACGGAACTTTACACAGATATTGTTATGGAGCACCTAAATGCTTATGAGGATGCCGAAATTGAACTTGAAAAACGGATTGATTTTAGCGACTGGGTGCCTGGCGGTTTTGGGACTTCGGATGTCGTCATTTTGGCGGATGGGGTCATTGAAATTATTGATCTTAAGTATGGCAAGGGTATGCCTGTGTCTGCTAACCAAAACCCGCAGATGGGGTTGTACGCTCTGGGAGCTTACGCTTCCTACGATATGGTTTATGACTTTGACCGTATCAAGATGACAATTATTCAGCCGCGTTTAGATTCGGTTAGTTCTGTTGACATTTACGTAGAGGAGCTTCTGTATTGGGCGGATAATGTTGTCTTGCCTATGGCCGCTCAAGCAGACGCAGGTATTGGCGACTGGAACCTAAGTGAAAAAGTATTGCAGTGGTCTCCTGTCGCAGCTAAATTGGTGCCAAGAGCGCAAGAAAACTGGGAATTAATTGATAAATATGACTATCAGGAGCCTGTCTATTTATCTGATGAAGCCGTCGCAGAGATCCTTGACAAAGCCTCAGCTATCAAGAAGTGGGTTGAGTCAGTTGAAGCCTATGCCCTGAAAGAAGCACTCTCAGGAAAAGAAGTTCCAGGCTATAAGATTGTCGAAGGTAGAAGTAATCGTGTGCTTACTAATAAGGAGGCAGCTGCGACAATACTTGAGAAAAACGGCTTTGAAGATATCTACAAACCAAAAGAGCTACTGTCCATGGGGGCTCTAGAGAAGATGGTCGGTAAGAAGCGTTTTGAGGACATGATGGCCTTTATCCTTGATAAACCACAAGGTAAACCTGTCCTTGTCAAAAATAGCGACAAGCGACCCGCGTTAAATAGCTTAGAACAAGCAATAAAGGAGTTTGAATAGAATATGAAGATTTATAAAGTAAAAGTTAAGTTTAGACAAACATGCCATAAAAAATTCAAGGGTAAGAAATACAGCTACTTTAGTTTTGAAGAGTTGCGGGTAGGTGACCTTGTGGTTGTCGAAACTGTTTATGGCCCTAGCGTAGCCAAGGTAACAGAAGTTGTTGATGCCAATGAGCTTTTTACAGCTACCAGCTATGTTATTTCCAAAGTGGATACTTCACTTTTAGCGGGCAAGAAAGAGTTAATGGCTACCGCCTTGACTGTAAAAGCAAATATTGATGCGGAAACGGCTGAGTTTGCAGCGAAATATAAAGATGCTTATTATTTAGGCCTGTTTGATCAGTACAAAAACCAAAATCCAGAATTAGCAGAGTTATTAACACAATTAAAAGAATTATAGGAGAAGAATTATGACACCAAGCACAACTAAAGTAGTAACCGGAAAAGTACGCCTAAGCTATGCAGCTTTACTAGAGCCTAAAGCCTTTGAAGGTCAAGAGGCTAAGTATTCAACAGTTATCTTAATTCCAAAAACAGACAAAGTCACAATCAAGAAAATTAAAGACGCGCAGAAAGCTGCTTATGAAGCTGCCAAGGACAATAAACTCAAAGGGGTTAAATGGGAGCGCGTTAAGACAACGCTTCGTGACGGTGACGAAGAGATGGATACTGAAGAGCACCCAGAGTACGCTGGACACATGTTCATGTCAGTGTCAAGCAAAACTAGGCCGCAGATTATCGACCGTTACAAAAACCCCGTTGACTCCGCAGACGAAGTTTACTCAGGAGTATACGCACGAGTATCATTAAATGCCTATGCCTACAATACTGCGGGTAACAAGGGTATCTCTTGTGGTCTGAATAACGTTCAGATTGTTGCTAAAGGAGACTACCTTGGCGGTCGTTCGTCAGCTGATGCAGACTTTGACGAGTGGAACGAAGAAGAGGACGAAGACGACATTTTATAGTAGAGGGCCTCTTTAGAGGCTCCTCATTTTTAAAGGAGAGGTATGAGACATTTAAATATTGATATTGAAACCTATAGTTCGAATGACATCAAAAATGGGGTTTACAAGTACGCTGACGCTGAAGATTTTGAGATTTTACTTTTCGCTTACTCTATAGATGGCGGAGAAGTAGAGTGCCTTGATTTGACAAGGCAGTCTCTACCTGAAGACATCAAAGATATGTTATTTGATGATAAAGTCCGAAAGCACGCCTTTAATGCCCAATTCGAAAGAGTTTGTCTCAGTCGTTACCTCGGCCTACCTTACTATTTAGATCCCGCACAATGGCAGTGTACGATGGTACTTGCACAAGAGCTGGGTCTGCCTGCAAGCCTGGAAAAATGTGCGCTGTATTTAAAATTAGCGCAAGAAAAAGACGCAGCAGGTAAAAATCTCATTAAATATTTTTCGGTACCCTGCAAGCCTACAAAAGCCAACGGGGGAAGAACGAGGAACCTGCCCGAGCATGATCCTGGAAAATGGCAAATGTTTATTAACTACTGTATGCAAGACGTTGTTGTTGAGATGGCAATTGCCGAAAAACTAGAGTCAGTTCCTGTGCACGACCGTGAGTGGGATTACTACGTCTGCGACCAGAGAATCAACGACAGAGGCGTGGCACTTGATAAAGAGTTAGTTGCTTCGGCTTTGTATTGTAAAGATGTTAAGATGGAAAGTTTGTCTGGTGAACTAAAGGCTCTAACAGGACTTGATAATCCTAATAGCAGGGCGCAGCTGCTACCGTGGCTAAAAGAACACGGTTATTCGGCTAATGGGCTGACTAAAGCTGATGTTGAACAGGAACTTAAGAAGGCCGAAGGAGAGCTTAAGAGAGTTTTAGAACTTAAACTACAAACCGCGATGTCAAGTCTAAAAAAATATGAAGCTATGGAAAGAGCTATGTGCTCAGACGGACGAGTTCATGGGCTACTTCAGTTTTACGGGGCTAGCCGGACAGGAAGATGGGCGGGCAGAGTTGTCCAAGTACAGAACTTAGCTAGGAATTATATAAAGGATCTAGATGATGCTAGAGAGTATGTTAAAAAGCGTGATATTGATGCTGTGGAGATTTTATACGATAGCCTTAACGACACTTTAAAGCAGCTCGTGCGAACGGCACTCGTGGCTAAAGATGGCTATACCTTCTATGTCTCTGACTTCTCGGCGATTGAGGCTAGGGTGATTGCATGGTTTGCTGGAGAGCAGTGGAGGCTTGACGTGTTTTCTACGCACGGGAAAATCTACGAGGCGTCTGCCAGTCAGATGTTCGGAATTCCAATTGAGGAGATTGACAAGGAACTACGCCAAAAGGGCAAAATTTCAGAGTTAGCACTTGGCTATCAAGGAGGTCCTGGAGCGCTTAAGCAGATGGGGGCTCTAAATATGGGAGTCAAGGAAGAGGAGCTTCAAGGGTTAGTTGATGACTGGCGCAGGGCCAATAAGAAAATCGTCCAATTTTGGAAAGACGTACAAAGAGCCGCCATCAAAGCCATCAAATCGAGAGCACCGATAAAACTTGGAAAAATACGATTTAGATACCGGAAAGGTTTCCTCTTTATAACATTGCCTAGCGGTAGGAACTTAGCTTATGCAAGAGCCAAGGTTGAGCCAGGCGACTATGGAGACAAAATCATCTATGAGGGCCAAGGAGATAGGGCCTATTTCACAGCGCAAGAGACGTACGGCGGTAAGCTTGTCGAAAATATCGTTCAGGCGACGGCCAGGGATATTCTAGCTGAAGCGCTTCTGAGGATTGAAGCTGCAGGCTATGATGTTGTTTTCCACGTTCATGATGAGGCTATTATCGAAGGTTCAGGCCTGATAATCGAAGAGGTTAATGATTTGATGGCTCAGGCTCCTGAATGGGCGGAGGGTCTTCCTTTAAATAGCGAAGGCTATGTAACAAAGTATTATATGAAGGATTAGATAGATGAAGCAAGAAAAACTAATAGTAAAGTCTTCTCCCCTGCAAGAGCTTCATATCGCAACAGGTAGTTCGCGAACAGCTAAGACATGGAAAAATATCACGCTAACTTGGCAGGAGCTGGTTGAGAGGTTAGAGAAACCTACAGTCACCCAAGAGACGTTTGCGGAGTACCAGAAGATGTCTCGAGCAGAAAAAGGGCAAGCAAAAGACGTAGGGGGCTTTGTCGGTGGATGGCTAAAGCAAGGTAAACGGAAAAATGAAAACGTTCAAAGTAGGTCCTTGGTTGCGCTTGACGCAGATAGCCCAAGTAAAGATTTCTTAGATAGGCTAGACCTGCTTGCAGATTATGCATTCGTACTCTACAGTACTCACAGCCACTCAAAAAAAGCTGCTAAGTACCGTCTTATTATCCCTACTGACCGTTTAATGATGCCTGATGAATATGAGCCAGTCGCTAGATATTTGGCTAACCAACTAGGCATGTCAAACTTTGATGACACGACTTATCAAAGCGTACGCTTGATGTTCTGGCCGAGCCACTCAAGAGATGCCGACTTTACGTTTAAATATAACGACGAGGCTTTTCTGAGTGTTGATGAGGTGCTTGACACATACCCGGACTGGCATGACTCAAGCTTCTGGCCAGAAAGCCCGACGCACGCTGTTAAAAGACAGCGTGAAGCTAAAAAACAAGGTGACCCGCTTAGTAAAAAAGGACTTATTGGAGCCTTTTGTCGTAACTATGACATTAGACAGGCCATTGCAACATTCTTATCTGAGGTTTATGAAGAAGGAACGACTCCTGATAGGTACACCTACACTGATGGCTCAACCGCAAACGGCTTAGTTATCTATGATGATGTCTTCGCTTATAGCCATCACGGGACAGATCCCGTGGGGGATACGCTTGTAAATGCCTATGACCTTGTTCGTATCCATAAATTCGGAGAGCAAGATAGCGAGGCTAAAGATAATACTCCTACTAATAAGTTGCCGTCAAGTAAAGCGATGAATGCTTTTGTCTCTGACTTACCCGAAATTAAAGACCATTTAATGGCGGAGGCTTTAGGCGATTTCGATGAAGAGTTACCAGTCGAAGATGACAGAAGCTGGCTTGAAATTGATGAGAGGGGCGAACCGGAGGTCAATAGTTATTTGCTAGCAACGCAGATTATTAAGGAGGTTCCGATTTATTGGGATGGCTTAGAATTTTTACGCTACGACGCTAAAAAAGGCATCTGGTTGCCAAACGCTGAGGAATATTTGAAGAGTTATATCTCAACTAAGAAACTCGGTAAAATTACTAAGATTAGGCACATTAGCGAAACCGTCGTAGCGATTAAAGCACAGGCTTTTTCAAGTGAAGTGTTTACCGAGAGTGATCTTAACAAGATAGTGCTAGCGAATGGAGTCTATGACCTGAGGGATAACAACTTTAAGACTAAGTTTGATCCAGAATTGCATGCCAGGTCAAGCCATCCCGTTGTCTATGACCCCGAGGCGACCTGTGAAACCTTTGAGGGTTTTCTTAGAGAGACCGTCGGAGCTGAAAATATAGATTTCATCTTTGAGTGGTTTGGCTATAACTTTTATCGTGAATACACTATTCAAAAAATGCTATTCATCTATGGTAGCGGGGGCACTGGCAAATCAACACTAATTAATATTTTACGTGAAATGATAGGCGCTGATAATTATTCAGCCGTGACACTGCAGTACCTGATGCAAGAACGCTTTGCAAAAATCGGCTTATATCGTAAGACAGCTAACTTCGATACCGATGCTAAACCTCAATACTTAGCAGATGGCGCAGCACTTAAAATGTTGACGGGGGAGGATACTATTCACGCAGACCGTAAGAATAAAGAGCCGATTAACTTTTACAATTATGCTAAGCTGTCTTTTGCCATGAATGAGCTCCCACCTATGCGAGATTTCAGCGGAGGACTTAAACGCCGCATGATGATCCTCGAGATGGATAAGGTTTTAACGCAGGAAGTTAAGGCGAAATACCCGCTAGATAAGATTATGAGCGAGGTGCCTGGTATCTTTAACAGAGCGATGGAGGGGCTTAGAAAGGCCTTAAGTAAGAGAGATTTCAGTATTAGTGCCAGCATGAGGTCAAGTGTCGAGAAATGGGAAAAAGGCAACGATGTCGTAGCTATGTTCCTTGAAGACGAGTGTGAACTTGGCGAAGACTTCAAAGTTCCTGTTAGGGATGTCTACCCAGCTTATAAATTCTATTGTCAGGATTCAGGCTACAAACCTTTGGCAAAAAATGCATTTAACCATCGGCTAAAAGAGCTAAATTATGAAAATAAAAACGTTAAATCTGATGGAAAGCAAGCCAAAAATTGGGTCGGCTTTAGGTTAAAAAGTGAGTTTTAG